ACGGATCTGATCTTCCTCATCAATCATGTCGGCCCACTGAAAATCCTGCATGTCCAACTTACGTCGGTCGTGCGGAACGTCCAGGATGGGCGTCGGGGTGTGACGAGTGGTCTTCTCTACAGCTTCGCGGATGCCAATGCGCTCCACGTTAGCAAACTCGGCTTTCACCGTCATTTCATCAACGGTTTTGCGCAGTCGGCTTGGGTGCTGTTGGCACAGGTGAATTACGTTCGATTTGAACGCTTCAATAAAGGCGGCATCAACAGTTGATGTTCCGCTGTCAGGAATAGCCATTTTCTAAAACCTCCAAAGGTTTATGGCGTTAATGGAAAAGAATCGAAACTGCTACCCGACTGCGCCGGACACTTTCTACGGCTAACGTTACCGTTCCCGGCGGGACTCTTTCGAGCTACCCCGCTGATGCGTATCGATGAAGCTCCAAGAACTTTTCAGTAGCTGCTTCATCACCGGAGTGGTATGGGTGTTTGGGGTTGTTCTGGATTTCTTGGATTTGCATACGGGCCTCGTAAGGGGTCATTCCAGTGCTGTGACTGTGAGATCCCTGAAAGCCCTGCCCCTCCTTGAGGTTTGCGCCAAGAGCCTGAAAGACCCTGATCATGGCAGGATTGTTCCCTGCGCCAGTGGCGTCGAGAGCTGCTGCCAAACCGGGTGCTGTGTTTTCAAGAAACGCAACAGCCCGTCGTCCTTCTTCGACCTTGCGATCAAAAGCAAGTCCCCATTCTCGCCTGAGTTGATTGATACCCGCTTCGACCTCTTGGCTTGACGTTGACTGCTCTTCTGACTCAAGCCTATCCGCGTAACCGCGAATTGCTTCAACCTGAGACCTGTTCAGTCCAGCTTCGTGAGCGACTTTAAGAAAGCCCTCGTCAATTCCTTGCAGGCCGTAGCCTTTAGGGTCAGCAGGTCTCCCCGCTGCGTCATACAAAGAGCTGAGGTCGTTCGGGTTGTATCTTGCCAACCCAGGAACATCTTTGAACTTGTCGTAAAACTTGTTCCAATCCGCTTCACCCGCTTCCTTTCCCGGAATGCGGATTGAGCTCCCAATCATTTGTTGTGCGTTTACATATCCCTTAGCGAGATCCTCTACAGAATCCACATCAAGAGAATTGCGAATGCTAGGATCAAGCCCACTGCGCCAATCAGACCCAACATCTGCTGACTGAAATTGAGGTGCTTGCGATGCTTCTTGAGAAGCTCCTCCCGAATCTCCCGTTTCGACCGCTGATACTTCCGCTGCTGCTGTTTCACTCATTCTCCTATTGCTCCTCTCGTTTATCCAAAAGACCTTTTAAAGTCATAACCACGTTTTTCTCGCCTTCTGCGAATGCTGTTGCGTCGGCCTTACCTTCGACCCATGAACGCCGAAACACCCAAGCGTCAACCATGAATTCCAAGAGCTCCTTACCCGCCGCGTTGTCAAACACCTTCTTTACTTGCTTCTCAAATGAGAACTTCTCCCACCGACTCGTCATATCATCTCCCTTTTGTGTTACCAAGAATGGTTCCTTTCTTGGCCTGCCATATATTTTTATAGCGCCTAGAGTCTTTAGTCCCGCCGCGAATTTCCTGGGACATCATGTCCAGAGACTTAATATCCGCGTCTACGTCTTTCATAAAAGCCGAATGTTCTGAGGCGCTCTTTGCTCGTTCTGCGGCGCGTTTTTCTTGCTTTTCTAGCTTTGCTTGGGCCTCTTTTTGTTCCTTTGCTTCCTGTTCCGCAACGTCTTTGAGATACTTCTCCTTAGCCTTCATGAAAGCGCTAGTGCTTACGCCAAGGTATCCAAGGATTACTCCAAGGGCTGCGCCGCCAAAAGCCTCATCAGACTGAAGCGCCTTTGGGACTAGGGAAGGGCCATCATCATTAGCCGATGTCAGTACACTGCCTTTGTTAGAACCGCTTTCAAATTTAGCCATGTCAAATCATTCCTGCCATTTGTGTTTCAGCAGCTGACGCTGCATCCTTCATACCGCCTGCCTGAGTAGCCGCTGTTTGGGCCATTGCCTGCTCCATCATCAGCTGTTCCTGCTCGGCCTGTTTCTGCGCTCTCTGAGCCTGTAGCTGCTCGATCTCTCCGTCACCTTTGATCGCCAAAGCCGGTACGCCATAGCGTTCAGCCAACAGGCGCATAGCACCGTTGATATCGATGATGTCGAGGGCGGCGGGGTCAAGTTGCGCCCACTGTGCCGCCACACCGAAGAGGCGCTCAATAGCCTGCGCGTCTTCCATGCGTTGGTTACGCGCCAGTGGGCCTTGATACTCGATGTCCACCTTGTCATCACTTATCGATGCGGGCGGCTCTTCAAACTGACCTGCGCGATACATAATGCCGAAGACGCGCTCAATCAGAGGGTTGAGGAACTCCTGTTGCAGGCGACCCATGGTCGGACCTAAGACTCGGTTCATCAGTGAGTATCGAATCTCAATCTCAGTTGCCGTCGTGTTATGCTTCTGCGGACCCATCTGGAGCTGATCAATCAGGTAGATTGACTTGATGTTATTGTGCAGCTCATCCGACTTGATCTGGACTGCCTGCCACTGGGTAGACTGCGTAAGCGGGGCAAGCGATTGCATGTCCCGTACAAACGTCAGACCGCTCGCCTCAAGATGGAGGTCACCAATAATTCCAGTGGCTGATGCCATGATCGGCGGATCAATGGACTTTTCCCACGCAGCAAGCTCAAGCTTCTTTGCGGTGTTCAGTGTGCGTACATCTGCACGGCAAAGGATGCCTGGACCATAGCCGTAGGTGTCGCCTGTGACCTTGCCCCAACGCGGGACTAGGTAAGGCATCTCAATGTAGCCGTTCTCTTCAACGATCTTTTTATCTTGCAGGGCAATCCAATAGCTGATGTACTTTCGGTACTTTGGTTCAGGTAATGGGTTGTCAGGTTGCCAATCATTGTTAGGCATCACGCAATGAAGAAATGCGATCTCTTTATCAGGCTCTGTCTCCATGGCCCTCTGAACACAATCCAGTTCCTTTGCACTTTCCCAACGCTGAACGGCCTGACGGGCAGACATCATGCGTCTGTGATATACGGTATCCACCATGCCGTCGGCATTCTCTGAAATGCAGATGCTGCCAAGGTGCAGGGCATGGAACTGGAGTTTGAACTGATCGGCCTGTGTGGCCTGCTCAACGAACATCGCACCAGTACCGAAGGCGCACAGATCGTTGTACATCTCAGAGACTTGCGTAGAGAAGTTGGATTCGCTGAATGCAGAACCCATTGCCTCAGCGCAGCTCTCTAGCCACTCAAGTGATTGGTCATCCTTATTGTCTGATCGCTTGTCAAACTTAAGGGCAAACCAAGGGGCTGAGGGGGATGTGAGGCTAGAGTGCATGTGCGATGCCAACATTGCATTAGCATGAATAGCCGTCGAGTCAAAGACTCTCTCGCCACGATAAGACCCCTTGGTCTTCTTTGTGCGGAACCCTTGGCGAGACGGGATCACAAATTCCGCGATCTCCTCCCAGAGCGAGTCCCAGTTTGCGCGAGCAGCCACCATTTTCTCATGGCGCTCTACGAGCTTTCGCGCGAGTTCTGTTTGGTCCATATTAAGAAGTTCCGGGGTCAGCCATCAGTGCGATTGGTGTTAGGTAAGACTTCTTTTTCTTGTCCGGATCCGTGCTTGCAGTGTATCCACCGCTAAGGATTGTTTCCGTGGTTTTAACGGCCTTAGACACCTCATCGATGTCAGCGGTCTTGCCCTTAACGTCAGCGAGGCTCTCGGTCATGGACTTGATCAGCTCCATCAGGGCTAAAGTGTTTGCGTCAACACCCGAATTTCCAGTGCTGCCTGCGTAAGGGTTAGTCGTGCCATAGCCTCCACCGTAACCGCCGCCGCCTGAACCACCACCGCCACCACTCTCGCCGCCACCGCCACCACCACTTAGCGATCTACCTTCGTTACGACCGTACTTGTGGTAGTGCATAGCGCCATATTCAGCCAGGCTGATGCCCCTGTTATTTTGGCTATACCCTTCTTCCGCATTGGCTTTCCAATGCTTCTCGTAGTTAGCCATCAGGTCAGGGTTACTGGAGACGTATCTTGCGTAAGCGTTATTCTGTACGCCCTGACTACCGTGCTTTGTGGTGAATTCTGTGTCTTCCAGTTTTTCAGCAGACGCGATTTCTTTCTGATGCTGTGGGTCGGGTTTACTTCCACCGCCAAAGATTTTTTTCAAGATATTCATGCTCAGACTCCAAATGGCGACAGGTAAGAGGTCTTCTTCTTTTCCTCATCGTCGTCTAGTGAAAAGTTTGTAAGTATGGTTTGGGATTTTTCCACTGCCTTCTGCTTCTCCTCAGCCGTGGCGTCTGGGTCATTAGCGACATCAGTAAGGCTCTGAAGAAGTTTTGCAAGTTCCCCATTTAGGCCACCCATGGCTCCTCCAGAAGAGCCGCCATCAATAGCCCTTAGCTTCTGCTCGTAGGAGTCGCCAGTGCGCTCGTGGAGCTGCATCCCCTCACGCTTGCCGAAGTTGTTGTAGTGAGACTCAGCGTATTCAGCCGCTGTTGCGTTGCCGATGGGGTTGCCATCATTCCGCATCCCGTCGCCTTCACGTCGACCGCGGTCCCAGGTCCAGTTGAAGCCGAGGCCAGACTTACGGAACATGTCGTAAACGTCCGGTCTCTCGACCAAATAACGCGCCCAATCAGTAGACATTACTCATCCCTCATGTAGTCAAGGGCTTTCGCTATGCCCTCGTAGTTGTCCCCAAGTTGCGCGATGGCGCTGTTGCAGGGAGTACACAGGAGTCCCCTCACGCGACCTGTTTCGTGGTCATGGTCCACCAAGAGCCTACGGGCCAAATCCTCTTGAGGTTTGCCACATAAAGCGCAAGCGTTATCGTGATCCTCTATAAGTTGCTCGTACTCCTCCTGCTCAAGTCCGTAGACCCGCTTCATTCTCTTAAGGTGTATGACTTCAGCGTTCTTCTTGTAGTACTTCCTCTGGACCTTTTTTCGAGCCTCTCTACCCTTCTCAGTCTTTTCATAGCGAGCGTTGGCCGCTCTCTGTGCTGTTGTAGCCATAACTAAGCTCCAAATGGTGACAGGAAGCCAGACCTCTGTTTCTTCTCGTCATCTCTACTGATTCCGACATTTCCGGTCAGGAGTGTTGAGTTCATTGCCTTTGAGGCATCAACAGGCTTCTGGTTCAGTTTGTTGAGGAGGACCTGGTTCTGGTTTGACTGATCCTCAAGAGCGTCGGCAAGTTGCTTGATCTGCTCTTGTACATCGTTGTTGGACTGAAGGGGTGGAGGACTGTAAGACATTGGGGGCGGACTGCCGCCAGAGCTACCGCCAGAGCTGCCACCCGCGGATTGCTGCTGCATGTTGTTCACATAGCCTTGGTAAGCAGCCTGGGAGTATTGATCCGAGGACCACCCTAGCTGCTTCGCCCTAGCACTCCATTCATCGTATGTTTTCATTGCTTGTAACCTAGTGAAGGGTTGAATAGACGCGAGGTCTCTTTACTCCCGAGACAATAGACGCTGAGTTTGTGACCATCTCCTGTGCTGTTGCCAAGTAGCGCATAGCGTCTGCTCCATGCGAAGAATGGTCGTGTACCGCCTTCTGACGAAAGATGCCCTTCTTCTCGTCATACTCCCTGTGGTATTCATACAGTGCTGAGAGCAGCTTTGAGCAGTTCTGCTCGTCCACCCATACGCGATTTAGGATGCTTCTCACAGCGTTTACGCCGTCCTGCACAGGCATCTTAGGTACGATGTTGAAGTGCATACCCAACTCCGAAGCGATCTCAACCCTGGACATGCCAGAAGACATCTCACGGACTTTCAAGTCCCATGGCCCCCAGTGTTCACCGTAGACGTACTCGTATTCACTGAGTCGTCTGATAAAGTAATCAAGGCCCTTACCGTTTTCCTCTATGTAGTCGATCAGTCGTATCTCCTTACCGGCGAACTGAGCGAAAATAATTGCGGTGCTGTCGGACATGCCGAGATCCCAGAACGTGTGTACCGGCAGCTTGGACTCATACGGGACTACCGTGATGCGACCCTCTACCTCCATCTTGTTCATCTGATCGGCGTAATACGCGCCTCTGACCGCAGACGTGAACTGCGCTAACAGCTCTTGTGAGAATTCTTCTGGAGTCATTGAGGATTCCATGGCCTCAATCTCGGAGGGTTGTATGGTTCCCGCCTGTTGCCAATTTATCTGGTATCTGGCCCAACCCTCGTGGCCTTCCCCCGCATAGCACCACTTATTCCAGAAGTCGTTGGCTTTGCCGTTGGGGGTTCCCGAGAACATGCAGGATCCCTGCCGGTCAGCCAACGCAGGACGTATGACTTTATCGAACGCGCCCACAGGGAAGTTGCCGTACTCATCCAGTACAACGCTATCGAAATACTGACCGCGAAGAGAATCGCTGTTGTCAATACCATATAGCTGAATACGACTGCCGTTAGGAAGATCAACCCTAAGCTCGCCTTCATGGAACTTAACAAGGGGTACGACCGATGCGAACGACTTAACGTAGTCCCACGCTATTCGCTTGGCTTGCCTGTAAGTCGGAGCCACATACGCATAGCGAGACCTACCGTCACTAGCTGAAAGCGCTTTAGCGAGTAGATGATTGATTGCCGCAACCGTCTTACCCGAACGCCGTGCTGCCACCACCACTGTGAAGCGGTGGGTATCCATGAGTCGATGAATCTCTTTCTGATGCTCATAAGGCTTATACGGTATCTCGATGACCTTGGTGCGGCCTCTCTTCCTCTTTGGTGCGGGGACATCGCCACCTCCATACCCTTTGACGGTTTTACTTGTTTCTGCCACGGTTCTTAGAGGGGCTCTGAAGTCTCAGGTTGCGCAGGGAATTGTTGTTGGCGTTCCGATCCTTGTGATCCACGTCCTTGCCTGCAACAGCACTCGCCCCGAGCTTCTTTGTCAGCAGTGTGCGAGCCGCATTTCTCTTGGCTCTCTTCTTCATCTGATCGGGTCTGGAGTGATACTCCCTGTACTCTTTCTTGTAATCTCTCGCCATTGCGTTTTGTTCCTAAGTATTCAGCCATTAAGATATTTGACCGCTCGTTGCAGGTTACTGGAATCATCCTGAAATAGACCGAGGGCTGAGTTGCACTTCATACACAGCAGTCCCCGTACATCTCCTGTGTCGTGGTCATGGTCAATGTAGAGCGGCCTATCCATCTCGTTCTGATGGGTTCCACAAATGGCGCACTCTCCCGCCTGCTTCTCGAAAAGCTCGTTGTACTCTGCAAAGCCAATCCCGTAGTTACGGAGCATTGATTTCTCACGTTCGCAACGCTTGCAGTAGTTTTTAAGCGGGTTTTTCCTCTGGCTGTTGCAGATTGAAAACTCAGAGAGTGGCTTTTCCTCTCCGCATTCCGTACATTTCCTCAATGCTAGTCCTGCCACTTGAACGACAGAGCAACCGGTTGGTCCTCCGACGTTATCTCTACGGCCTTTACTTGAGGGGTGGTGTAGCGAGCGACGTCCCTATGGCATTCAAGGCGAATGGCTATCGGGACTGAGGGATCGTTGGCGATCTCCGCAATGGACACCACGGGATCGTAGCCAGGCAGCACATCCTCCACGCGATCACGGAGTGCAGCCCTCTGTACAGAGCGCTTGTCGTCCTTCTGGACGATGATGTCCACGCTTTTGGCTACTGCGGGGTTGTCCTTCTTCTTCTCCTCTGCGGGCTTCTCAGGGTTTCTCAAGCGATAAAACGAGCCTCCACGCCCGTGGTTGTGTGACTCCACCTCTGGCAGCAGTTTCAGGGCATCGTAGATGTACCTTGTGGGGGACTTGTTGGCTGCTTGGGCATTTCGCAAGTCTGCGATGGAGTGTTCCTTGCCATCTGAGAGAACCTCCACAATGGTCTGCATGGCCTCAGTGACCCTGGGGGACATAACGATGGGCTCCCAGTCGGGCGGTAAGCCCTTCTTGCGGGATCGTAGTGGGTCACCCTTACGGTTGGAGCGAGCGTAGCCTCGGACGTGTATGTCCTCCTTTACGCCTTTGATTTTGTCTACTGCTTTTGCCATAGATTGTTCAACATGTTGGATTTTTTCCTATCCAATACATTCCTTCCTTTCTCCGCGCGCGACCCCCTAGCTTTTTTGTCCCCACCCGCCTAATCCTGGCAAACCCCTGCCATTAGCAATTCTTATGGGCGCATTAGGCGCGCTTATCTGTCTCGGTCGACCCCACTAGCCCCGCGGTATCTATTCCTATTATCTTTTCCGACCCTAGAATCCACGCGTTAGCCCCGCGCTTTC